TGATATAAACTCTACTAAATGGTTCTTATACTTAAATGTCATCTCTGCCTTATTGATTTCTGCAAAGTATGTGATGCCTACATTATCTGCTATCTCCATAAAGTCTCTGAATACTGATCCTTTAAGTGCAGGTAATGTCTTTCTAGCTATGGTGATAACTAATCTTTTTTCTCTTGTGGTAAGTAAATAAATGAGATGTTGTACTATTGCGAACGTCTTTCCTGATCTGCTTCCTCCCTGCATTACAGTAATTCTTTTATCTGAATTTAATATCTGATAGAATTGTTTATTACATTCTACTGTTTCTTTTCTACTGGCTTCCATTCAATGAGTTTGCTTTCTATCCCTCCCTTATGCTCAAGTATTTGTTGTTCTATGTATCCTCTCTTCTTTCCTTTGGTCTTCAAATAAAATATTGTTGACGTTGGGTTATCGTTTGTTATTTGATCAAACAGTTTTGATTCTACAAAATCCAATGCTACATTCTGAAGTTCATCTACCTTTTCCTTAAACTTAGAATCATTGTTATAATACTTATAGAAGGTTGATCTATTACAACCTACCTCTTTACAAGCAGATGTAACAATGCCTAAATGTTTTTCAAGAGCATTAATTAAGTTGTTTTTTAATATGTTGGTTTTCGTTGCCATAATACAAAACTAAGAATATTTTATTACGATTTGATTGTACTTTAAGTTTTTACCATCAATTCTCTGTTTATAATAGTAATAAAGCAACCATAGCTGTTTGATTTGCCATTCGATCTCAGGAAGTTTTCTGTAGTATTTATCGTTTACTGGAAACAATTCTGCTAGTGCGTAGATGCGTTTAAAACATTTAACGTCGTCGTTATTATGATATTCGTGTTCTTTCGCTTTTTTTTTATAACGCAAGATAAATGTTTCAATTTCTCTTATTACTTTGGTCTTGCCCTCTGTTATCACATTCTAAAAGTAAGATAAATTCATCTCTTGTAATAACTTTATTTAGATATTTATATGTTTTCTTGTTGTTTATGTCGGTAAGAGAGATACATTTTTCTCTTAATTCGTGTGTTTTAATCTTTGGATTGGTAGCGATAAATATACTTTGTGAATCACATTTGTAGTAAGTCCACAGTTTTCTAACCGTATCACAAATGTTTAATGATTCACCTAGTATATTATCTTGATTGGAAATAAAAAGATATCTAGTCTTTAATTTCTTTTGTCTCTGTAACCTCTTCTGCCACATCATCTTGTTCTAACTCTTCAACCTTTGGAGGTTGTACACCAAACTGTTCTAATGCTTGTAACACAAGACTTGATTCAGATAATGTAAAGAGACCTGATTTGTTTCCCTTCTCACATACCTGAACTATTAATTGTAATGCTTGTTCTTTTGTCATAATTATTATTTATTTAAACCTACCAGTAATGAAATCATATTCTAAAAGCTGACTGCCTAACTTACCATTCAACCTTTGCGATTTCATTTTTACTGTTTCAAACTCAACAAAGTTAATATTATTATCAAGATTATCTAATTGTCTTGCTAATAAATCACCCTTTGATAGTTTCTCTTCTAACTCTTCTTTTGTCATTCTATGTAGCAATGCCATACAGTCGACTTTATTGAAGTGCATCGTACCACCTGCAAGTGAAAAAGCAGTTGCTTGTGGTATTTTACCACGTACTGGTGCAGGTGTCTTAGGGTGTTCGATGTAGCACACTATCTTATCAAAGTTCTTTGCAAACATTTTAAGGTTAGTTAAGGATACTTTTAAGTAATTATAAAGATTGGTCTCACCTACATTTGATTCTACAAGCCAGTTCATAGGGTCAATTACAAAACATTCAAAACCTTTTTTAGATAATCTTTCAAAGGTATTGAGTAACCCTGCCACCGATGGTAACTCTTCTTGGTTCTCTAAGAATACAAAGTGATCTTGTATGAAATCTAATCCTTTGTTGTATTCTTCTTCTGTACATACGTTATCGAACTCAGGGTTGACGTTCTTACCTATGTACGCTCTAGCTAAATTTGTTATTAGTTCATAGGTATTGGTTTCAGGTGAATACATAACTACCTTGTCATCGTAATGTTTTGCTCTTAGTAACATCGCATAATTTATAAACTCCGACTTCCCTGACTGAGGGTAACCACTAAAACAGTATAAGAATCCTTTTCTCCAAGAGAATATACCATCTAATTTTTCTATGTATGATGGTTGACCTAACTCATAACCGTCTTTGAAGAAGGTATCTAGCTTATCTCTCACATCATTTACATATACCTCTTTACATTCTTTTGCGTTATCGTCTCTTTTTAAGACATCATCAAAGTCAACAATTTGTAATTTTCCTTTCATAGTTTTATATCGTTTATCATTTCATACACTTTATTAATTTCTTGTTTATGTTTTATCAATGCCTCTCTGTACTTATGCAGATGAAACATCTCACCTGCATTCACCAACACAAGTAGCTTACATAGTTTCTCTATGTAGCTTTTAGCGTGGTTGTAGAAAGCCTTGTCTATATCTCTATTGTATTTGCTTCTTTTACTCGATAAGTCTGCAAATTTAAATGTAGCCTCTGCCGTCTCAAACTCGGTCATCAACTCTTCAACTTTAACTGAAACCATCGCCTCGCTTTTTATTTTCTCCTTTGCGTCGTTTTTCATCTGATGTCCTTTCATAATTCAAAAAGATTTATTATTTTATTATTAATATGTCTATTAGATTAGTATATCTAATTTATTTATTATACTCTCTTTAAAGAGTATAATAAATAATAAATATATATATTAAGGGTCTGACTTCCTTTCTGAAGTAATATTAAATAAATTATACGATAATAAAAAGAAATATTGTAAAATAAATATTTTTATGTTACCTTAGTAGGTATGTTACAAAGATTGCAACTAGAATATAGATTAAAAGAACTTGGTATGACGAAGTTGACTCTTGCAAAAAAGATGGGTATTACACCTATGACTTTACATAACAAGTTTAATGATCCTAGTTCTCTAAAAGTTAGTGAGTTAGAATCAATGGTTAAAATCGGTTTTTTAAAATCCTTAATATGTGAATTATGAATGATACTCAAAATCAAATAATTAGACAATCATCTATAAAAGCATCTATTGACTTTTGGAATTTAAAGACTGGTGGTAACTGCGAAGACATAACTGAAAGTGATATAATTAAAACTGCATCACAGTTTGGTTATTGGTGTGCTTACGGTAAGGTAGCACAAAGTATTAATAATAAACTTTTAAAATAAACAATATGAGTGAGACTATATATTTAGGTAGTGGTAAGACCGTTACTGGTCAGTATGGAGAGTTCTTCAACGTGACTTTGAATCTTGATAAGATCAAGCAAAATCCTAGCGTTGTAGAAGATTATAAAGGTAATAAATTCGTTAGGTTGAGAATATCTAAGAAAGATAAACCTGATCAATTTGGTAAAAATGTTAATGTTGTTTGGAACGATCCGAGCAAGATAAAGCGTAAGACTGAGACGCAGGCTACTTCACAAGATGATAGTGGTCTTCCGTTTTAGTTTTTCATACATTTAGTTTAGTTTTATTTAGTAGCACTTGATTCATTTCTCATTGTTAGTGGTTAATAATCGGTGATGATAGTGCTACTTTTATTTAATATGATAGAATTTTTTAGACATTTTTTTGGTTTCTGTGGTGAGCATTGGCATCCTAACATTTGGAACGCTATCGCTTTTAGTCCGATAGTATTATACGGCATCTATTATCTAAAAAATAAAATCAATAAAATCAATGATTAAGAAACAAGATACGAACCAAGAATACCATTCACACGATAGCATATCTGCTAGTGGTCTTAAAACGATATATAAGAAGTCTGTATATCATTATCTAAACAGAGAACAGTTTATATCAACACCTTCTATGAACTTTGGTAGTGCAGTTCATAGTGTCTTACTAGAACCTGAAAAGAAAGAAATACTCGCATTACCTAAGAACCTTAACCTTAGAACAAAAAAAGATAGAGAATATAAGAAACAATTAATGTCTGAAAACCGAGAGAAGATTGTGGTGTCAGGTGAGGAAAAAGAATATTTAGATCAGATAGTGCAGAATACTATGAACAATGAACTTGCAAATAAGTTGTTATTTACCTTAGATGAAATAGAGCATAGTTATTACGGTACGTATGAAGACGTACCAGTCCGTATAAGACCAGATGGTATCAAAAAGGGTAGATATATTATCGACATTAAAACGTGTCAAGACGCTTCACCTAAAGCGTTTAGAAGTGCTATCTACAATTATGCTTATCATCTTCAAGCGTGTTTCTATTCTGAAAAGTTAGGTTATGATATCTCATCATTTAGATTTATTGCTATAGAGAACAGATACCCATTTGACATTGCAGTATATTCTTTATCAGATGATCTTATAGAGAAGGGTAAGGTAGCTTGGAGAACTGCGTTTAATTCGTGGTCTAACTATATAAAAGATAATAAGGTCTCAGGGTTTTACTGGGATGATATAAATAATGATGGTAGTTTAATAGTATGATGTTTAAAAAAGAATCTGATGTCAGAGAATATTTAAAATTCATTATTGACGACATAGAAGATTCTGAAGAAATGAGCCACTACGATATGGAAAGTATAAGAAGCATAATAGAAATAAAAGTTAGGAGGTCGTACTTTGATAAATGGATGATAGAAAAATATAAGTATGATAAGCTAATGAATCTGTGTGGTGATAGAGATTGTTATTATGTAGTAGCTTATGATCATAAGTTATATTGGTATGATCTCAAACACATTGATATTTCTGAACTTGAATTGTCAATTATGGATTGTCCTAAAACTACCGACTTCAAAAACAATAAGATAGTAAAGAAAGAAAATTACATATTACCAAACCATAAAAAGAATACTTATGACACCGACAACTGATGACTTATCACAACACGAAAAAAGAGAAATCTTTGGTAGTTACAATACCAATAAGCAAGTGAAAGCAAAGATAGATTCTCTTATGGAAGCAATGGCAAAGATTGAATGTAATCTTGGTATTGATTCTACCAATGAAGAAAGAGAAAAAGCTAGTCAAGAACAACTGATCTATTTAAGTAAGATCAAAGAACTTGATCCAGTAAAGTATGACATTTTAAAAAAAGTAATATGACACAAAAAGAATTTAACAAATTAGTAAAACAATTAAACGATTATTCATTTGATATAATGGCAAACAAAAGACCTGAATACACAAATGAAGATATGGATGTTCTTGCAAACTTTAAGAGTACGGCAGAACGATTAGAAACATCTGAGATGAAAGTATGGGCAACGTTCTTTGAAAAACAAATACAAAGTATTTATGCTCACCTTAAAAACGCTAACCTTAAAAAGAGTGAACCTATACATTCTAGGTTTGCAGACGTTATTAATTATTGTTATTTGGGTTATGCTTTATTTGTAGAAAGAGATGGTAAGAAAAAGATTAATTAAAATTGTTGCTATTGGATTGATAGCAGTATTAAGTATATTTTATGTCAAACACAAACAGAAGAAAGGGTCACGATTACGAGAGACAAATACGGAGAGAATATAGAGAACTCGGTTGGTCTAATTGTGAAACCTCTAGGTACGCATCTAAGATGATGGATGATAGAAAGATTGATTTAGTAAACACTAAACCGTTTGCAGTTCAATGTAAATCATTAATTAATAATCCCTCTTACCATAAGATATTCAAAGAGATGGAAGCAGATGGTGATGATTATAAGATCATATACCATAAAAGAAAGAACGATGGTGAATATGTTATTATGAAGAAAGAAGATTTTCACGAATTAGTCGAGATGTTGGTATGGAATAACATAATAAACTGTGAGACATAAATTAACCTTATGAGACATAAACCCTCCTTAAAAGAAGATAAACTGCTATTATTAGAGTCACTTGAATGTCTCATTAAAAAAGAGATAGAGTGGTCTTACGATGAATCTGAATC